TTATGGCAGTTGACTGGCGAGCGGTGCTTTCTCCAGCGCGTCAGCACACTCCACGGTAGGCCGGGTCACGCGTTCCAGCGTCATCCCATCGTACTCAAGCAGGCTGCCATCGCGTTCGAGGGAATAGATATCGAGCTTGCTGGTCACGTTGTAAAAATCATCTGAACGCAGCATGACTTTTCCCGGTACCGCAATCACCCGTTGCCACTGGCGACAATCCAGCGTATCGCCCTGCGGGGTCACCACCAGGGAAGCGATGGCCTCCGGGCTGACCAGTTTGCTCTGTGGCCCTTTCGTCTGCCAGTAGCCCGCCAGACTGGCCGGGACCGGATGTTTAACCACATCCTGATAGTTATCAACCTGCACACATCCGCTTAAGGCCAGCAGCGCACCAATAATTGCTATTTTTTTCATCATCTTTCTCACATGAGAAGAAAAAAATATTGTGGCATTAAAGCGAAGAGGCCGCCAGCCTGATAAAACCTAAACCTGCATGGACATGATATGACTGTGCACTTTTCATAAACTATGAAGATCGCCCAAGAGCACACTAAACAACAGTGGGTTAGATACTTCAGAGACGACAGTCGTCTAAGTTCAGCTTAGAACGAGTGATGTTTCATGCCCCAGCCATGCCCCATCAAATCACCGGGCAATCATCATACCCCAGAGCCCGGTTGATGAAATACGTCACCCGGCCCATTACTTCTGCCTCTTCCATGGCCTCACCTTCTATCGCCTCACCATCACTCGTTATCAGCGCCCTGCCCTGCATCTTTGCAAACTGAGTGCTGCTGCCAACGAGTATCAGCAGAACCTCCCCATCCCTTAACCTGTGAACTGGCTCAATGATGGCGTAACCGTCCGCTGTCTCGACGATTCTGCTATCGCCGGTCATGCACAGGCTGGCTGGTGACAAGCGCTGCTTAATAAAATCCATTGCCGGTGAAGGGAAGCCCATGTCACAGACCTCCGTTCGGGTTGTAGAGCATGAACAGGCGGTTCTCTCCCTCGTTAGGTGAGATGTCCTTGAAGGTGGTGACGTAATGCTCGATCCACTGGTTAGCCTCATGCAGAGACCAGTTCCAGTTCACCTTGTCGAGTTCGGACACAAAGTCCTGCGTGGAAACCGTCTGGCGCCCGTTAGGCTCTCGCTTGATGGCGGCCGTGAACGCGCCTGGTATTTCGTATCTCCTGCCCATGATCTACACTCCATTTAATACTGTATATATATACAGTGTTTGACCTTTCTCGATAGGTCAAGGAGGTTTATGGGTTTTGTTTAATATTCACCCCACCCATGATATGATTATGCAAGCCGTAAGAGCATGATTATTAAGTAAAGGACTAAGAAATGCCTCCTAGTTTGTCGCATCCTAAATATCGTCCGGATATTGACGGTTTAAGAGCTATCGCTGTTTCTTCAGTTGTTATTTATCACGCATTTCCGAATCTACTCAAAGGTGGATTCATAGGTGTAGATATATTTTTTGTAATATCCGGATTTTTAATATCAACAATAATATTCGGAAATCTTAACTCAAATAGCTTTTCATTCAAAAGTTTTTACTTGCGCCGAATTAACAGAATATACCCTGCGCTAATTATAGTATTGGTATCTTGCTATATTGCTGGATGGTACGCATTACTACCAAATGAATTTGAGCAGCTTGGTAAACATATAGCCGGTGGCGCTGGGTTTGTTTCAAATATTGTATTATGGAGCGAATCTGGATATTTCGATAATGCTGCTGAGTTAAAACCACTTTTACATCTCTGGAGTTTGGGGGTGGAAGAGCAATTCTATATTGTATGGCCATTGTTACTATGGATTCTTTGGCGTTTTAAAGCCAATCTAATAGTAATTACCTTGATCATTACCATCTCATCGTTCTTACTAAATATTTATAGCACTCATTATGATCAAACATCAGCATTTTACTCGCCCCTGGCGCGGTTCTGGGAGCTTTTGTTGGGAGGAATTCTTGCCTGGATATCGTCGCACAAATTTGATTATAAAAACTTTAGAGAAAGCAATGCTATTGGCTTGATTCCAGATAATATCAAGCCGATATACAGAAGTTATATATCTAACATATCTTCAGTTTTTGGTCTTTTATTATTAATTACTGGTCTAATCACCATCGATCAAAGTGATAAATTTCCAGGGTATTTTGCCTTAATTCCTTCTTTAGGTGCAGTAATGATCATTGCTGCGGGAAGTAATGCCTTTGTCAATAAGTGTATTTTATCAAACAGATTTTTAGTTTTCATTGGCCTTATAAGCTATCCATTATATTTGTGGCATTGGCCTTTATTATCCTTCGCAAGGATCTTAGAGGATGGTTTACCGAGTAGTGAAATAAGAGCATCAGCAGTTTTGATTGCCATTATTCTTGCATGGTCTACATATAAATTTGTAGAAATTCCTCTGAGAAATTTTAAAAGCATTAATCGCGGGATTTTTCTTTTCCTCTCAATGCTTATACTAGGCTGTGTAGGCTTTTACACTTTCTACAAAGATGGATTGCCCAAAAGAGACTCACTAAGATCCATAAGAGTAACGGCTGAATTGTTTTCAACGCCACTACATAAAGTTGACTCTCAACTTTGCAATGTCATATATAAAGATTTCAGTAAAAATGATGCGGATTTAAGGCAGCGTTGTTCTATATCTAAACCTGTTGCTCCTACCGTAGCCATCATTGGAGATTCACATACAGAACATTATAGATCGGTTTTATTTCAGATATTAAGCAATCAATCCGTTCTTGCAATCTTTAAACCTGCATGTTTACCTTTTGCTGGAAAGGATATGTTTAATGATGTTTGCGAGTCAAAATATCAGCAAGTATATACAATGTTAAAGGACGATCGCTCTATTAAGACCGTCATTCTTTCAGGATATTGGGCGTATTTGATGAGCGGTGGTTTCGCAAAAGAAGATAAAGCTGATAACTGGCGTCAACCTAAGCCAGTGACCAAAGTTAATAGCGATGTTTTTGCTGCGAACGCAGAAAAAATGTTGGATATGCTGGTATCTTCTGGAAGAAAAGTAATTTTCATGAAAGATATTCCAAGCCTTGATTTCAACATCAGAAAATGTTTCGATTATCGTCCACTTAGATTAACTGAGAACAAAGTTATACAGAACTGTTCGGTTAATGAAAATGAATATCTTACTAGCGTCAAGCAATACGATGCTGTAATAGATAAAATACTCAAAAGGTATCCTTCTATAACAGTATTTGATCCTAAAAAAATCCTTTGCAAAGAAGGACGATGCCAAGGTAGTGATGGAAGTGTTCCGTACTATTTCAACGGAGACCACTTGAATGATTATGGGGCAGGATTAATAATTGACGACATGATCCATAAAGGATTACTTGTAAACTAATCAAGCATCAAGCCCCACTTCAAGGTGGGGCTTTTTCGTTAGAATATTATGGGTAAGGCGGACTTGTTACGTCATGGCGGCCAATATTATCCATTAAGCGATAATAGGTATTCGTAGAATAATCCACAGGATCTGTTCCAGATGGTACACTATTATTTATATGATATAACGCCACATTGGACCTTGCTTCCCCAGCTGAAGTCGCTCCTAAAATATTATTCATAATTCTAACAATATTTGCATTTCTAATTGAGAAAGGGACGGTGAGACCCTTCATATTTACATCATCAACTCTTATTGACATGTTCGATACTTGAACTCTAGAAAAAACACCTATATTTGCATCGCTAAAAGTTTTAGTTCGAATGTTGTAAGTAGACGAGTTAGGCCTTCCCCTAGACGTCATTATCGCCCCTGGCAACTCAGTCCTCTGAATTCTATATTGATTTGTAAAACCATAGACGGAAATATCATCAAAATCTGCATGGAGAATACTATCAATGAAAACCGCTTCGAAATTGTTTGTATTAACCCCGAAGTAATAATTGTTGTTAAAAGACATTTTATGAACAATATGCGTTGTAGAATCAGACCCTCCAATAACAGCTCTGCAATCCCCTGCTGCAGAAAGAATCTTGAACTGGTTATTCTTTATCTCATAAATCAAATTATCAACTTTATTTAATTGATAACCCCTATCAACGATACCTATTGATAGACACGTAGCGTCAGCATATATAGAGCCACCATCATACTTGATTGGTACATCTTGAATTACTTCATTGTCAGTGATAATAGCTTGTTCAGCATTTGTAGCTCGGAATGCTACATACCTACTGCGAGTAAATTTGTTTCTTGCATATGTAACACTTCTGGCATGGCTGTATAAATCGAGTGGAGACTCAAGATTAACTCCTATCAGATTCCCTAAATTATCAAATTCACAGTCAGTTACGATAACGTCTTTCTCGCCGTTACCGCCTGAAATGAAAACTCCTGAGGGATTTCTATTTTGTGAGTCTAATGGCAATGTTAATTGTTTAAAAATACAATGTTGGACATCTGTAAGTTTACCGCCATATACTCCTATAAATCGACAAGATCGCTGGGAATCACCAAGCTCTCCATTATGCAAACGACCTTCCGTAAAGTTGACATTTCTAACTTGAAGAAGGTCATATGTGCTAAGCGTGCCGCCTATGCCATAATGGTTTATATTTTTTATACCACCATTCGAAACTTTAAGTACAGATGTGTTGTTAGTGATCATCAAGCCATTCCATACTGGCTGATTTTTATAATTACAATCGATCGTAAAGCCATTAAGATCAATATCAACAAGATTTGTTAGTAAATCATCAGATGAAAACTTCCATACAACACTCTCAGTTGTTGGCGTAATTTTCACGTCCCCTGTTAATTTAATTCTAAGAGTATTTCTTCCAGAGAAATCAATAAAACCCGTGGAACAGTTACCAAATTCAATTGTGCCCGGACAAATTTCACTCCATCTTTTCACATATACAGTTTCATCGATCTCAACGTCATTTTGTAAAGCGCCAATAGATTTTATTGAGGAACTACGCTCAATAATTAGTTGAGCAGTAGTACCGTCACCTGCTTCTAAAATATCCATGCCATTTGATACTCCTCCAGATACTATCTTAAAGAGAGCATTATCACGATCAGACAGGCAAACCATCGTATCGACGCCGAAATTTCCTTGCTTAAGAATTTCTGTCGTAATTACGTCAAATCCCATTGAGCTAATAAGCAACCAAGCTCCAGGGCCTGTTCCACCCGTCGATTCAGGTTTGGAACCGGACGCTACTAATTTGGGAAATACACCATCCCAACGGTAATAAGCGCCACTGTTTTCATCTTTAATAATCTGATTTGGAACTATCAAATTAGCTCCAGATTGAAAAGAACCTGCAGGTGACCAGCCAAGTGATGATATGGCTTTCAGTGCAAGTTCGCGAAGCCCTTCAATGGTGTAATGCTCATGACCAAATCGGTCAACATAGGTGTTTACCACTGAAGTAACAAACTCATCAATTTTCCCTGCGTTGAATTTCAGATCACGCGGTGATTCACTTGGGACAGGAAGATTAGTTGGTTGCGTAGCCATATTTATTCCATAAAAAAACCCGGCGCAGTGGCCGGGTTGGGATGATGTGGGTGGGTCTTATGAGTAGATAGCGTCGCTGTATTCCGCGACGGTCAGAGATACCGTGTTATCTGTGTTCGGTTTGATGCTGTTGACCGTCCATAGCTGACTGTCCATTTCTTCCACCGTCGCTATGAGATAGCGAGACGGAAGTTGCACAGTGTCTCCGTTCCATATGTTGAGCTGAATGTCGGGTATTGCCGCGGTGAATCCGTACTTCGTGTCGCTGCGGGCCGTCGCCGGATAACGCAGAGTGGGATTTCCTAGGCTGTCGGTCACCAGCACATACATCGAGCCGGTAAAGGTGATCGGCTCACTGGTTTCGAAGTTATTCCCGGCGCGACCTGTGATGTAGCCCTGCTGCTGATTGCTGTCGTAGATATCCGCTATCTGCACAACGCTGCCGACCTGCATAATCCCGTCTTCAAACACCCTTGCGTTCATCTTGACCCGGGAGTAAACCAGGCGTTTCGTTTCGCGCAGCGCGCGTTCCCGCGCCTGATACTCATTACGGAAGCCGACTATCTCAATCTTGTTCGGGCTCTCCGCTTCCTGCTCGACGATAGCGCCGTTCAGGACGCGGTAATTGATGTACGTCTTGTTATTCGTTGTGGGGTGAACGTAGGACACTTGCACGCCGTCATATCCTCCAGGCAGCGTGGCCTCGTACGTAATTTTGTACTCGTCAGTCTTCATGTTGGCCCGGTTGAATACGGCCGCCGGGTAATCAACCTTCTGATCACGGGTAAACGTCAGCACGCCATCATCCCAGTACGCAATGACAGAGGCTGCATTGCAGATCGCCTGCACGCGGTCGCCGAGAGAATCGTTCTCGTCGTCAAAAGTGTAATCGAAGTAGCCCAGGCGGTCGTCAGGCAGGCTTTCAGCAATCGAATACAGACCGTACAGGTCAATGCTGCTTACAGTCTGTTCCCCCATCACAAGCCAGGTATGCGCCACTGCATCAGCGAACGAACGCGACGGCCGCAGCGTGTAATCAACGGCCTGCGTCGTCAGGTTGTAACTGATGGTCTGACGCGTCACCAGGGCGTTGTATTTGCGGTCACGGCTGCCAAGGGCGTTCTCCGTCGCCCTGACCTTCACGCGCACCAGCGTATCGGTTGGATGTACGACATTGGTTCGAATGTTAACCGAGTGGATCTCCTCAACCTTCAAAATAGAGGCATCGCTAGAGTTATCGGTGCGCTGGAAGTTAATGGCGTACTTTCCAAAACCTCCGACAGGGGTCAGCTTGTCGGTGCGGTAAAACACCTCGCTCGATGATTTGTGCGGTGTTCCCTGATGATAGGTGAACGTCTGCTGAGTGCCAGGAACCTGGTTGTAGTCGTCATCAATCTTCCAGATCGTGACCTTCCAGTTGGCCGAATTTTTACCGCCCAGTTGTACCTGCGTGTGCAGCCATAGCTGCGCAGATTCGACAGGCGAGAAGAAAGGGCCAACGACAAGCGCTTCGTTATCGTTGAGGATGAACTTCGTCGTGTTAATTGTCGCTGTCGCCGGAACGTCAGGCGGGCCAATTAGATCCGTCATGGTGAAGGTGTACCACCGGACCGGGTTTATCACCGCGCCATCGTTCGTTTCGACAGCCGAGATCAACGTGCCGGAGAAATCGACATCCTGCGTCACGTTGCCCGTCGTGGTGCTGTAAGTGACGTTTATCGTAAAGGTAACGGCGTGCGGTAGGACCAGTCCCATGAAGTAATCAAAATCAGCCTGCTTGATGATTTTTACTGCAATCTGCCCGCCGGAGTATGTGCCGCTCACAACCGTTGTGGCCGTGGCGGTCTCGATCGGGAAGTTGTCCGATTCGTTTTGCCCCGGTACTTCCTGGCCGTCCACGTCGTCGAACCCGTAGCCTTCGTTGATTGAAGGGATCACCTCGCCCGGCTGGTAAAACTGGAACTCTGCTCCGGCCATGCTTCCGAGGCTGGACTCTGAATAACGCACAGAATCGTAATCATATTTGCCGATCCCGATGCACATCCACTCAGTAACGTACTTCAGGCCGCCATCCGTATCGCTCTGGCGTACGTATTCGAACAGCGACTCCTGAATCAGGTCCGGGAATGAGCGTATCTGGCCGTAAATGTCCGGCTTGGCCTTGTAAACACGCGCCGTATTCGTCTGCCCGGTCAGGCTATTATTGGGCGAGTCAATCGTGTTGCCACCGGTATTGGCGATGGCTGGCTTCGGCGCAAGGAATGAGAAGACTGCGCCGACAACTTTGAAGATAGGGCTGAGGATGTCGCCAATGATACCCTTCGGCTGGTCGAATATCTGGACGGTGTCCAGTTCGCATAGCTCAAACGCCAGCTCATCATCTTCGCCCAACTTTACGCCGTTGCGGACGATTAGCAGATCGCGGTGAAAGGTAGCGTCATTGGCCGCCAGCCAGTCATAAAAAAGGGTGCCGTTTGGCACCCTGTAGCGCTCTTTTAGCGTTCCCGGGAAACGCTGGAGTTCAATCAACGCCATACGAAAAATACTCCACCTTTGTAAATGCCCGCTGAATGACCAGCAACGAGTCCATGCGTACGCCTCCGTTCTCGCCGCGTGAATGCAGCGCCTGCCTGTTAAGCACCAGTCCAACGTGTGCAGGTTGCGCGCCGCGGTATCCGACGAATATACCGCCCTCAACAGGCTTATCGACCGGCCGCCAGAAAACTAGGTCACCCTGATAGCACGTGAAGAAGTCGGCCCCGGCTTCGTAGTCCGGCGTCTGGTGCAGCTCAATGCCAAGGACGTGACGGTAATACAGAACTACCAGCCCCCAGCAATCCACCTTATCGAAAGAACAGGCACGGTTAGCCCACGGCACGCCGATGACCTTACGGACGAAATCAGAGGTACTGCAGTCCGGTGTATTCCGTTGGGTCATAAAGCCGTCCGATATTGTTGTTTAGCGGGTTGGTCACAGACAGAGTGACAGATGCGGAATCGGCGTCGATATCCACCGTCTTAACATAGAGCTGCCAGGACTTTATCGGCACCGATACATCCCCGCTGTCGAAGATCTGCCTTGTAGCCGTGATGGCCGTCAGCCTGGCCGCCCCCTTCCACTTCTTCATCAACGCTTTGATATCCGACGACAACCGTCCAAGCTTCACCGTCGCGTCGATCACCGGCGTACCGCTCTGCTGGCTTTCTTCAATTTCAAAGCGCGCCGGAGCGTATGTCTGGCCGGCCAGCGTCTTCGCGAAAAACTGCTTATCGACCAGGCGCACATAGCCAAAGGATGGATGGTAGAACGTGATGGTGTCGTACAGACCGCGCGTCGGGCGCTGCTGCTTATACTCCCTGAAGCTCGGCATTACGGCACCCTCGGTAGTGATTCCGGATCTCGTCCGTCTGGATAGCCGGTCACCACGATATCAAGCCACGAATCCCACGGCGGTGGCAGCTCAACAATGATGTCGTCAAATTCGTCGTCGGCGTTGTGAAGGTGGTTCGCAATAACTGTTCCAGTCCAGGTCACCACCCCGCCATCGATACTGGTTTGCACCGGCATCTGCGTGAAGTGAAGCTCCTGCAACTGCAGGCCACTGCCGCCAAGGTTTATATTCATCCGGAACCAGTTAAGTCCACGGTTGAGATAGTTCGGGCTGCGCAGCCATTGCTGGAACGCGCGCTCCTGGTCCAGCGTGAAGATCCATGTCAGTGACCAGGTCGCTTTCAGGTCGTCAGTAAGGTTCTGGAAGATAGCCGGGCCGACCGCTGGCTGATCGGCCTGGAACCCGGTATCGAGCGTCATGTTTTTGCTGGCCTTCTGCGCCAGTGGCAGCCAGTCGGGATAGTCGATAATTGGCATCAGCCCTGCCCCCTTGGCGTGCGTTTTACGTTGAAGTTACTGGTTATGCCGCTGCTGATCGGGCCGCCGTTGTTCAGGTCTGCAACGATGACATCAACGGTAAGCCCACCGTTAGCATCGGTACCGGCCTGCGCATCAACTGACGATGACGTGTAGTTCTGGATGTTGATAACCACCCCGCCACCGCCACCCGTAGTCATCTCCTTGTTGCTGATCACCCTACCGTTGTCGCCCGGTATCATGTACTGCTTACCGGTACTGGCCTGGTAAATCTCCGGCATGCCGCCTTCGCCGACCTGATACATTCCGCCCGTCGTCACCGGGCCGCCGTTCTTACGTTTACCGAGAAGGTTAGCGCCAATAACGCCCGCAACCGCGCCGAGTCCGATAGCCGCAGCCGTGCCCATCGAGGCAATAGATGAAAGGATTGCCGCCGGCGCCCACGCCGCAGCAGTCGTTGCCGCCGCCGCAGTGCTGGTAGCTGTCTGCGTAGCCACTGCTGCCGTCTGCACAGCCGTAACCGTGCCGATAGCCGCCGTTTGTGCCGCCTGGCCCATGATGGCGGACTTAACCCACTCAATGCCCATCTGGACAAAGGTGTTGATGACGCTGTTAAGCACGGTGCTACCGATTGAACGCAAGGCATCCTGCGCGCTCATGCTGCCAGTTATGATTCCGGTCAGTGCGTTAGATGCGTTGTTGCCAAAAGCCTCAAACGCAGCTGATGCGGCCTGAGTGGCGGCATTTTGCTGCGACCACTCTTGCCACATAGCAGCATTGCGCTGTTCACGGTAATGCTGCTCGATTGAAGCGCGCGCCGCCTCTGCTTCGGCAACCTTTTGTGGATAGAGTTGGGCGTACTGATTCAGATCGGCAATATCCTGCTGATACTGACTATCAATACCGGCCGTCTTGCTTGCTCGTCCCTGGATGGAGCTGAACTTATTCGCCGCATCAGTTCGCTGCTTCTCAGCCTTCGCCTGCTCACGCAACGCATTTGCGTTATCCCATGCTTTGGCGGCGTACCGCCCGGCCAGCGCAATCTGGTCCTGTGTTGCGTCCTTACCGAGTGATTGCTGGGCATTGAGGATTGACTGAGCCCGGGATAGTTCGCCAACGCTATTGCCTGCCAGTTCAGATTTCTGTTTCAGTTCGTCAAGTTTGGAATTAACCGACTCCTGAGCTTTGGCGTATTGCTCTGCTTCTTTCTGCGCGGCAGATTTACCAGCCTTAGGCTTGCTTCCAGTGGCGGTGGCTTTAATCTCAATCGGCTTGGTATTGGCGGCCTCCTTTGATGCTTTGGTCACCGCATCGAGGTCGCCGACAAGCAATGCGGCTTTATTACTTACACCTGCGATGGCTTTGGTCTGTGCTTCCCACCCATCAAGCCCCAGCCAGGAATATGTGCGAGCCCTGCGTTCAAACATTTCGGCAGTGCTGTTCAGATCAGATATCTGCGCAGCTGCGGATGCTGTCTTTCCATTCAGCCGGTCAAGTGCAGCAGCAATTGAATCAATCACTGCCACGAGACCGTTGCTGGCACCTGTCGCCTGGTTAACAGAATCGACCATGGACAGGAATGAGTTTGTCAGCGCTGTATTGGCTTGGGAAAGCGTGCGTGGGAGTTTCTCGAACTCGGAGTTGACTGCCCCGGTCTGTTTCTGGATGGCGTTGAGCGCATCTTCTGCCGTCAATTTATCGGCCAGCATAAGCTGGCGAAGTTCACCGATACTTACACCCATGCCTGATGCGATTTGACGCGCCAGTTCCGGCATTTGTTCAAGGATGGAGTTGAACTCCTCCGCTCTTACAACGCCAGATGAAATTGACTGGCCAAACTGACGGAGAGCGTTAGCCATTTCCTCTGTAGAGGAGCCGCCGATGCGGCCTATCTTCTGGAGTGTCTCGGTAAGTTGCAGAACCTGCCCGTTTGTAGCGCCGGTACCCTTCAATGCCGTGCTAAGTGACTCCCAAAGCTTTTGAGTATCCTGAAGAGAACCACCGGTGGCAGAGCTGATATTCATCAACGTCTGCATGGTTTTTGATGCTGACGCTGCACTACCAGTTAATCGCTCAATACGTGAGTTCAACTGACTCATGTTGTCAGCGGCAACAAGGAAAGCTCGCCCCCAATCGACAACTATTGAGGCCGCAATTGCACCGGCAATTTTGTTAATGCTGGTATGTAGTTTCTCAGCTGAATCAGCTGCTGTACCGGCATCTTTACCAAGCTTGTTAAGAGAGCCGCTGGTTTTATTGATATTGCCTGACGCCTTATTGGCATTCTTCGACATTTCTTCAAGGACAACGGATGCCTTTCGGCTTCCAGTAACCATTTTGGCTGTTTCGATATCTACGTCGTAATAGAGATCGCCAAGGTTTTCAGAAGCCATATCATCTCCAGGCAATAAAAAACCCGCCGGAGCGGGTCAGTTGTTTATGGCTTATTAGCATTTTGGGCTCTGGCCCTTCTCGCCGCTTGCCTGGCGAGATAGTCATCTGCAATTTTGTCGTACTCTTCCCGCGTAAAACCTTTCTGATCCGGGTATTTCGCAGCGAGAAGAAGTTGAAACTTTGTCATGGTCAGCCTGGCGGCTTCATCTTCACTCATTTTGAAGTGAGTCTGAGCAGAAACAATGTAATCTATGGCCCTAAACTCTGCGGTTGCCTCCCCAGACTCGTGTCTCTGCAACTTTCTGACCTTTGCTTTTCCAATCAGGCCATGTTGCATCAGTTGCTGCGCCAGTATGACTATGTCACTCTCTGGCATCGCGCCAGGCTTATAAGAAACCACTCCATCATTCTCGACCCACTCGCCAACGAGGTAGGTAATATCTTTATCGCAGCAGCACTGAAGTATCCTTATAGCCTCTGCAAGCAGGTTATCTGCTGCGCGCCGCATTGAGCGCTCGAACAAAGATGGATGAACTGTCTGGTTAGCCGAGATTAAATCGATAATTTTTTGAGTTTCGCACCCATGGATGATGCTGAATGTTTTAACAATATCTCTTGGCTCTCCAATGCGCGTCATTGCCAGGAAAGATGGCCGAAAGAGATAATCAGCGCCACCTTCTGCACTGTCGCTTATGCCAATCTCTCCAATTTCTTTCAGTGCAGTCATTTTTCATTCCATTTAACGGGCATTATCAAGGGCAGCACGCCGCCCTTTGGAATGTCAGTTAGGTAACGGTAACCGTATGCACGGCCACGAAGTTTCCGTCATCGGTATTGATGATGATTTGCGCGCTGCCAGTCGCTACTCGGTTCACCGTGACTGTGGTACCTGAGGCGCTCGCCGTGGCTTTCGTTGCATCGGTTGATGCGACGGTGAAATCTTTGTTCGATGCACCCGCTGGAGCAATATTCACCGTGAAGGTGCTTGTACCACCGGCAGCGCCAGTACTGGTTGCCGGAGTAACAGTTACACCGGTCACCGCTACCGAGTTATTTTCATTCACCTCGATAGTGCTTGCGTCACCTACCTTGAACTCAGTAGTGAACGGGGTGATATCGTTCGTCCCGCCGCTGGAGTTGAGAGCGGTAATGTTCATGTAGCCGATAAATTCTACCGGTCCATAGTTCAGTCGAACCCAAATACCAGGCTGGCGACGTGCAGCTACTTCAGTATGGAAATACCTGGTGTAGCGACCGAAGCCATACTGATCAAGCTTATCCTTAACCCGCACCTCACCTTCAAATGAAATAGTGAAGTCGCTATTAGTGACGATAGTTTCAACGTAACCACCGCCATCATCTGCATCACTGGTAGTAGTGTTAGGGTTGAAGTCAAATCCCTTCGTTGTACCAGCGGCCAGCGCCATCCACTCGGATTCAAGTGGCTTGACGTCCGGGCAGCCATCGGCGACTTCCAGCACGACCGCACCGCCGAACAGGCGCTCGTTCGAGTTCTGGCAATTAGCCATGTGAAACTCCTCTTTGACGTATAAAAGAAAACCCGACGAATCGGGTTATTTGGTTGGGATGGCTATTCGCCGTAAGTGCAGGCGAACTGGAGTCGGAAGACTATTCGCCCTTCTTCAGTGAGTACTGGCGCTGGGATTGCGCCCATGTTCTGTATGTAACCAACGCACTCATCAGCCATGGGGTTGGCCTGAACGTAATCGACGATGCGCTGCACTGCGTTTAGTGCGTCTTTACGCTTATCCTTGGCGCCAATTACGTCAACAAGAACGTAATACTCAGAGCCTAGGTCTGTTCGTATGTTCAAACCTCCGTTAGGTCTGAAAACCATGAGTGCTTTCGACAGATCTTTAGGGTCGTCATACATCAGTTGCTGCACCGTGAAGCCGGTAGTTAGCCCGGCGTCGCCGAACATATTGCGCACCCGCTCGTGCATCATGGGCGTCATACCGAAAGCTCCTTTTTGATCACTGCATCAATCTGACTTTTGGTGTCTTCAAAACCTTTGGTCAGGAATTCTTTTCGCGCAGTTGACCGACGGAAATTTTGAGGAATATTGGGGTCATGAACATAGACGGCGTAATTCGCTGTGTATCCCACCCTGCCAGTCAATCTTGTTCCTGATGCTGATACTTCCCGATATTGGCTATTGATCAGTGTGGATGTATCTATAGGGGTATACAGAGCTGCCTGCGCTCCACCAATGATTAACGCCGACTGAATTGCCCGAATGGCTCTTCTTCCCTGCACGTCATCTATGAAGCGATCGAGATTAGCCTTTGCCTGGCTAATGCCGCGAATTTTTACGCCCATGGCTTTCTCCAGGCAATAAAAAACCCCGCCTGAGCGAGGTTTAGTGTCATTTAAAAGGTGAATCAAAAAGGGAGCATTGCGCGGATTTCAGCGTACCAATGATTTACCACTGGTATGTCTTCTATGAGCCAAAAACCTAAAATAATCATCGCCATGCCCTTAACCATGTGAAAGATAATGTTGAACCAGAATTCAACAGGTTTTTCATCGACGTGAATGTACTCTTTTCGGCTCGTTCCTCTGAATGTTTTGGTATAAACACCCCGACGACAGTAGACAAACGATTCTACCAAGGAGATTGGGCCAATTAGAAAGGCCGCGCATACCGTGAACCAATATTGAAAGCCCATTACCTGTCATTCCTGTTGATTTTTAGGACATTATTACACAGGTTTGTCAGATTCCAGTCAGGATGGCGTAATCATCAGCCAGCCGCTCGAACGTGTCGGCGTAGCGGATAACCTGCCGCACTTCATCAGCACCGGCTACAACCGGGTCGGGTTCTGTCGAGACGCCGATCAGCAGGTAATCACCGGCGGCCCCTAGTGCAAACTCAGTCCAGACGGTGTTCTTCACGACGATTTCAGCACCGAGGCTGGCTAACTTCTTGCTGAGCCCACCTTCGTAATCACAGAGTATTTGCTCAGGCTCGGCATATCCTTTCGGGTCGCCGTATTCGTCATTGCCCTCCAGCTTGCGCCAGATGGTCGCCGTGGCGGTATAAGACCAGTTCGCTACCGATGACATCAGCCCTCCTTCCAGCGCAGCACCTTCGCGCCAGTCGCCCGGATGCGCGGGCAGTTGATGAACCACTCGCCGCCCGATTTCACGTAGCCAGTAGTCTCCCGCCCGGTGTCGGTCATCACCCAGACGCGGGTGAACGAGCGCGGCAGCCCGTGCTTAACTGATTTGTACGTCATCAGCAGCCACCGACCACATCAAAGAAACCGACACTGTTACCCGCGCTGATTGGCAACTCACCGGTGCAACCGCTGGTATCGAGCCGGGCCAGCGAGTCGCGCAACCATGTGATGCTGTCATCGCCATATTCAAACGAACGGGACGCGCCGGACGGCGCACCCTGCGATTTGATGCGGCGAGCGCCGGACGACGTAGCCATGAGTGCTGCGGCGTACATCAGGATCAGCTTCGCGGTACACTCGTCATACCCCGCGCCATCGAGGCATGGGATAATCTTGTTCACCACGCAGAGGATCGGGTCCAGCAGCGCGCCCGGGATGGAGTAACCCAATTCACCGAGGAACGCCTGCACGTCTGCCGCTGTGATTGGGTCAGCCATGGTTATTTCGCCTTCTTGATTGCTTCCGCCAGTGCTGCTTCGGCCTCGTCAGCGCGTTTGGTTTCTGCTGCCAGCGCGTCGGCATGAGCATTGTCTTTTGCTTCACCATCGGCGATTAGCTTTTGGTTCTGCTCCAGCGCGTCGGCGAGTTGCTTTTGCAGGGCCGTCAGATCTGCCACAGGCGCGGACGGAGTGGCCACTTCGAAGGAAAGTTTTTCGCCTTTCTTCTTGTCAGTCTCTTTCGCCTTGCCAGTGCTGATCCAGCGCTCAGCCGTTGCGTCGTCAACATCCACCACCGAACCAACCTCCAGTTTGCGGAGGTTGGCACCGGCGTGCAGGTTACTTGCCACGATTTCTACCAGTGCCATGATTTATCCTTAGCTTGATGCGTGAATGACGGAGTATTTATTGTTGATGTCCTGCTTGACCATCAGACCCATTGCACCCCAGGTACGCCAGATATAGTCGCTGTTGTACTCAGGACGAGGAGATGCAACGGTACCGATAGCCTGACCGACGATCGGAGCGATAACGCCTGCGCCCAACGGCACGATGACGATTTCGTTACCAGAAAGCTGGCTGTCTTCCTTAATCGCCGCTACACCGGTCAGTTTCAGGATTTCATCCATCACCGTGCCGGACTGGTAGTTATCGGAGAAGAAGCGCTCCCAGTTGGAGATGATTTCACCGGAAACATACCAGGTCTGCTCTGCATACTGGCTGTTGATGCGGCGCATCTGGTCACGCAGCGCGATTGCGCCAGCTCGGTTCTGCTGAGAGGTTGCAGTCGGTGAAGTGAAGTCAATATTGAGACCGGAAGCGCCCAGGTCGATCTGCGCTACACGCTCATCGTCTTTCAGGCCTTTCCAGGTAAGTCCATCGAACACGGCGAAGTTGCCAGCCTTATCACGGAAACCGTTATAGATGTAATCAACGTAACGGCGTTGAACATCCTCAACAGAACCGCGCTGCGCATCTGCCTGCGATTGAAGCGCCGACGGGCTGTTAAAGATTGGGTCGCGCCATTCGAACTTGAAGCCCGAGTCATGGATCGGAACCATGGTGCCATCGAAGGTATAGCTACGCGCGTCGAGCGCCGCGCCGATCTGTCCAGACATGGAGGTGTGAGCCCAGCCTCGTCCGCCAGTACGAGCGTAATCGTAGCGTGACTGCTCAATGCGCACTGAGCGGGAAAGCGGCATTAGGTCGTTTAGCAGGGTGAACTCGGTATTCGGCTCGAACTGCTGCAGAACAGTAGTATCGAAAGCACGATACAGGCGACGGATATCGTCCACCGCATTTGTTGCATCGAGCTTTCCGAACTGCCCCATTGAGGCACGAGCTAGCAGATCCGCAACAGCCTGGGCACTTGCGTCACGCTCATTTTGCAGGTTGTTGAACTGCCATTGGTTAATTTCAGCGTTACCGGTCTTTTCACCGATAGACTTGGAGAATACAAACATATCTGCTCCTTACTTGATTACGACACGAAGCAGATCGCCTGCTGCCGTTGTGTATGATTTGTCTTCCTCGACGTAGCAGCGCACTGACTCTTCGGCAGCGACCACTTTGACTCGGCCGTTTGCAATAGAGAGCGCCTGCCCCTTGGTGTAGGTGCCTGCTGCAGCACGAACGTTTAAGAACATGCCAGGCAGAGGGTGAATACCTACGACAAGTTCGCCAGCAGGGATGGCGTCGTCCACTGACAGGCAGCGCAGATAGTCTTTGTTAGCCACGTAGAAAATTGCATCTTCCTGGCCATCAACAGAGGCCGTGAATTTGTCCGTAGCGCTGAAGAAGCCAATGGTGCCCGGAGGAGTAGAGGCCGCCGCGGCACCTTCACGGTTAAGCAGCGGATTAGGGAACACGCCACCGGCGTGAATTACGTGTTTTCCGTCTTTAGCCATTTTTTACTCCGGCATTTCGCTGACTGATTGGGTGTTAGTTGCCTGATGGCGGAATGCGCCGTTCAGGCCGAAAGATGTCTGGCACTTGGCGTACATCGCGTCGAGCGCCTTACCGTCCAGATCCGCGACTTCTTCATCGCTCATATTCATCGCCAGCTTCACAGCCGCGCGCTTTTCGCCTTTCTCTTTGTCGGAGTTAGCGTTGATTTGGCTGTTAAGTGCGGTGACCTGCTCAGCAAGGAGTTTTGCCCAGGCTGGCATGTCTTCGCTGTTGGTAGCTTGCTCTTTAGCCTTCTTGTCATCCGCCTCTTTCTTCTCACGGGCAGCCTTCTCTTCAGGCGTTTCCTCTTTTGGCTTTGCCTTCTCGGCGGCCATCTGGTTGTAAGCGTCCATCAGCTCGGCGTCGGACTTGCCTTCGGTCGGCTTACCAGCGGCTTGCAGCGCATTGATAATCAGTTGTTTCATCGGATCGTTCTCTCCGTCGGTTTTAATCTCGTACTCAGTTGGTTTGCGCACGACTTCTACAGGTTCGCCGACGAGCGATACTGCCCCGTCAGAGATGAGGTACTTCTGTTTGAATAGATTGCGGCCAGATGTGGTCTTCTTCTCTTCTTCGAAAATCAGATAGTCCGGGTAAATGCTGACGACATAGCGCCAAGAATCAGGAGTGTTTGCGCGAATGGCTTCACGCAGCGATGCGGCGATCTCGTCAAAAGACATCCCGCCGTCATTAGCCACAAAGAACTTTATTTTGTTCAGCCACCCGTCTTTACGGTTATCGCTAACAATCGCATCCTGAAGGTTACAGACCTCAATTTCAGTCTCATCACCTTCGGCATTAACGAAGATTCCTACGCCCTCCTCCGGCGTGCCGGCGCCGGGCTCATCAAGCAGCACCGCCACATGGTCGAACATCATGTTGGTGGCGATCTCGTTGTACTTCTTGCCCTTCGACTCGCCGTTGGCAGCAATGCCGGAATACAACAGGCCGGTGGAGATATGGATCGGGTCGGAGTTGGTGCCAGCCAGCATCTCATCCAGGCGGTTAATCAGGCGCTTGCCCTTCTCGCTGGATTCGGCGTACTGGCGGTTAACGTACATGTCGCCAGTCACCCTCTTGTCTTTGTGGCTGACGTTCTGCAGCCAGGCCCCTACGTGGTACTCGTTCACCGCCCGGACATCGCGCGCCGAAACATGCTTGCCGTCCACTTTTGGGTGGCCCAGCGGCATCGGATTACGCTCGAGCGTGTTATAGGCCTTTTCGATTTCTGCTGCCGGGTACAACTTCCGGTTCATCACGATATCGTCGGCAACAGGCGTGATGCCGCGAACCACGATATGTGGCTTGCCATCGATGGTTTCAGTGGTGATGTTTGAAGCGGAGTTGACGACGGTCAGCACGTTAACGCGGTTGCGTTTCATGCTGGGTCCTCGTTAGTGGGAAATTTCGGTCATCACCTGAATCAGGTAATCAGCACAAGCTTCTCCGTCAGTGGAGTCGCCATCCTGATAGGCTTCTGGATTGTGCTTATAATCGTCGCACCACTTAACGAAAGCGGCTCTGATTTGCGATTCAGTGAACAGGCGGTCAGGGGTGATATCTTTCGGCGATTCATCATGTGCAGGAGTGCTCACGCTTCGTCCTCATTGGTGGATTTAAGGCAATAAAAAACCCGCCGGAGCGGGTCTACGTGTATCGCCTTACTGTTATCGGCAATCGGACACGTCTTTCCTGAAGGGGGCAAAGTTAAGAATCACTGAGCGGCGATAAACAGCAAAATGTGAGCCTTTCCCCTGCCGCGTGACGTCCATAATTGCATCGTATCCAAAGCCTGAACCACCTAGCATTGTGATCGTCGCGCCCTGCGGGTTTGGAAGCGATGAGATTTGCGATCCATCAATTGACCATTTAGTAGCAACGCAGGAGGCAAACACATCAATCGGCTTATCAGTTAAACCTTCAACGTCTGGCGCCTGGCTGCGTAAATCAGAGACTGATGCGCAACCAGTTAGGGAGGCTAGCGAACCAACCACGATAGCCATTAATAGTGTTTTTTTCATGTTTAAACCCTTCTGCGTTTTGTTCTGTTCTAACCTTTCAGAAGAATAGTGCATGAAAATTACGCTACGTTAAGCATTGTTTAATCGGCGAGGGCTTGAGTGGTTGCTTTTTGCTCTGTCGGGTGAATTTTCCAGCAATAAACCCGCCGAAGCGGGTTTCTGAATTTCAATTCAATTGAAAACTATCCATTGCAACCGTAAACAGCACTCTCGTCAGGCATCAGCATCATGCCGTACCGAGCGCGACCAGCAAGGGCGTGGCCGCGTTGATGCGTTACTCTACCGATTGAGTTAAGCCGCAATAAAAAATGCCGCCGGGGCGACCTTGTGAATGTTTAGATTGTTTAAATCTTAGCCTTCGCAGCATTTAACAGTCCATTAAACTCTACACAAGCATCTGTGAGCGTATCAAAATATCGAGTGTAGAATGGCTCTTCTCCCTTATAGAAGTAAACCGAAACATCGAACATCTTTTCATCGCCAGTATCAATCGACAACTCAACGCGAAACTGTTCACCGCCTTCATGCCAGAAAAACCTTTTCAAAGTTGTTTGGATAATATTATTCATATCCCGCTCCGCCTTAACTTGGAAATTGCGCGATTGAACTATAAGGCACCTGTTACTCCCCACTCCAGCTTAATCTTTCTTTCTTAAGCTTATCCGCCAACCCTTCATTGAAGATGCTGCCGTCGTCGTTAAGCAGTACCGGAATCTGGCTGCAATAACAGTTGTACCGGTTGCCGTTCTCGGCGTAGAAGTCGCGCACTTCTTCGGTTGTGTAGACTTTGCCGTGACGGCTGGCGTGCCAGGTGCGCGTCGTTGGCTTAAGCGCTGACAGCCACATCAGCCCGGTATTCAGCCCCAACCGGTCAGCAGCCCAGTCCGTTTCGTTCCATTGCGCCTGCCGCAGCGCGCCGACCTGCTCAGTCTGAGCGATGGTCTTGGCCTTCGACATCGAGACATCGAGGCGCTTGCTGATGACGCTTGCTGTTTCTCGAGGATTCACGCCGCGCGCGACCGCATCGGTGATGATGTTGGTCACCTCGCCACGGGCTGTATCGCTGATGACTTTCCAGTCACTGAACGTTGTCAGCCGGGCCGCCGCTATCTGGTTCAGATAACCAGGACTACTTAAAAGCTGCTGTAACGTCGTCTGGCTGGCGTACACCTGAGACTGCACCGAAAGGTTGGTGAAGGCGTTTAGCGTGCCGCGTTCATACTCCGCAATGACGTAGTCCATCGCCCATAGGTTCTGGCTGCCACCATCAAGAAGCTCGTCATCAAGTATCGACTGCACAACCTGCAACAAGTCAGCCAGCTCAGCGGCGGTCATGTCGTAGATGAACTTACTGGCATTGACCTGATACAGCGAAGGCTCTGCGCCTTCGTTGTTGCACACCATCCAGGACCGCTCGCCGTTAACCTCACGCAGCTTCCCGGTCAGTCTCTGATCAAACAGTGCCTTTAGCCTGCGCTTGATGTTCAGATACCGGTCTTCGATATCATTGAACATCCGGCTTACCTGCCGTGATGACTGCGTGGGTCAGCTTTGTTACGCGGTACGATTGGCGTCCCGATTCTGGTTTGCGCTGTCATCATCATCTGTCAGCGGATCCTCATCGGTTTGCTTTACATCAGGGTTGGGGGTCTGGACGACCTTACGCGGCTCCAGCTCGCCCACCGCGCGGATTTCGTTTTCATCTACCGCCGGTGTGCCATATGCCTGTTGGGTATCTTTCGCTACAACAGCCATCGCCTGCATGTTGGCAATCTTCTCTTTTTCGCTCGGTGCGAGCAGATCAGACCATGCCAGAGTGACCTCTCCGGATGATGGAGGGTCAATGACGCCAACCGTCCAGAAACGCTCAAGCACACTCTCGACAACCATTGACTGGAATCCCCAGCGTCGACCGTTACAGCGCTTCGCCCAGTCCGTCTTGTCCTCATCGGAGGCAAGTCGCCCCGTCTGCTGACCGAACAGAATGGTGAACGGGCATTGAATTGAAGCTGCAAACTCGTTAGCGGCCACTGTCCATGTAGGTGATGGATCTGCAGCTGCCACGGATAGCACCGACGGCGTGCCAGCCTGCATTACCAGGGCCGCATCAGTGCCACGGTTCATCTTGGAGACTTTGTCGTTAAGCGCTTCTCCAAGGTCTTTGTAGCCAGCGTCTGTGGCTGCCTTGGTCAGGCTCGCAATGTTGGTCTCTTTGTCGAACGCAATCCCGAGCTGGCGACTGGCATTCTTCAGGAACCCTTCAGCACTACCACCCGACACCTTTTCAAGGTCGAGCAGTTTGTTGTATCCAGCACGCAGGAATGGCACGCCTGAGAGCATGTTTTCGTCTTCGGACCCTTCGCAGAGAATGATGATCCGCTCGGGGTGTACGGTAACGCCGCGCACCGGTCCATAAGTACCATCATCGCCGACAGGCTGCTCGTTGAAGTTGTACGAAACAGGCTGGCCGTACGTTTCTGAAAGCGTGTCGGTGTCGAAGTTTCCTGGCTTTATCTGCGATTCCCAAGCAGGGATAAGCTTAACAATGGCCTTGTCTTTCAGCCTTGCCACCACCGACCTCTCTACTGGATCACTCCATTCCCTGCCGTCCCGGAACTGAATGAGCAATGCCGAGTACCTGCCAACGAGATTGCGGCGATCCGCATCCTTAATTTTCGGCCAGTGTTTCTTCAGCAGTTTAGTAGCTGACTTTTCCCATGGTGTGGTCTTAGTCGACTCCTTGGCGCCATCTCCATCGATGATTGTTGGGTTATCAACCCAGCACGAATCAAGAAGCTTGTGAACGGCGGCAAACGCCACCGCGTTGCGCTCGTATGCCCGGTAGTAGCGGTCGAACTCGAGACTGTTTGGATAGCCGAACTCATCCCACAACTTTGTACGCTTGGTGTTTCCTGGCTGGCCTGCGTAAAGCATGCGCTGCCGCCCTAAAGCATCAGCAAGGGCATTAACGAGGAGCTGTTCCCCGGTGCTTAATTCACTCACTGATGAGCTCCTTAGAAGAATACTGCGCCGACCTGCTTATGGTTGTTCTTCGCTACTGCAAAATAGCGGAAGCTGTCAGAGCCGTGTGATGTGAAGTCATGAAGCGGTGTATCTTTCCAACAGCCGCGCTTGTCGTCCCACTCCTTACGGTAGCCTTCGAGGTGAGATATGCCCTCGGCACATTTCTCTTCATCGAACACACAGGAAGGGAGGATTTCACGCACCGACTCAATGCCGGTATCAACGCCGGTTTTAGGCACTACATTGAAGCTCATCGAGTACACCTGACCGTCGATTTCATAGCCTTCCTGCGCAAGCTCTTTGCGCGATTTGGCATCGGCGCCGAATTCACGGTTCTCTATGTCGTGCGGCCCCCAGTGCTCGCCGTACTCATAGCCGCGGTCTTTCAGCACCTTCATGTAGTGTCGCAGGCCTTCACCTGAGTTTTCGTAGTAGTCGATGACATGGAATTCGGTGCCAACCTCGCGAACGAACCAGATGGCCGTTGAGTCGCCCACGCCGATATCCCAGAAAGTGTGAACCGGGAGGTGCGAGTTGTCCGGGATTTGTCCGATCCGCTTATTGGTGTAAAGCCAGCGGAACTGCTTGGCGTAGTACGCTCCCTCAACCGACTGCTGAAACGCCTCGGCCGGAATGGTCGGGTATTCGCGCTTCATGTCGTCGCCGAGAGATTTCTCTTTGGCGTAGTACCAGGCTTTCTGGCGTTCGTTGACTATTACGCCGTGCTTCGCCTCCATCTCAGCGAAGTAATCAACCAGGCGCTGCGGTAGCGGCTCTACCGGGTCGATAGCGTACTGCGGGTTCTTCCACCAGGAGAAGAAGAAAAACTTCCAGTCCAGGGCGGATAATGGCTTGCCCTGCAGTAACGCTTTCTCTGCCGTCTGGCAGTAATCGAAGAAGTACCCCGCCCGACCCTCTGCTGTGCTCTCTATAGTAGCGAAGCATCCTGTCGATACCGCCTCAAACGCACCAGTGACGATCTCACGGGCTTTGTCAGGATACTTGGCGCATATCTTCCCGAACTCAGAAACGTGTAGGTAGCGCAGCGTGCCGCCACGAAATGATGTGCTCACGTAGAGCGAGCCGCCCTTCTTGAATACGAGTTCTCCTGAGGAGTCATTGCTCGCCGGGTTGGCCGCCTTTATCTCTGCTGGCAGCTTGTCGTATGCGTACTTTACTTTCTCGCGGAACAGGCGCTTGGCGTCATTCAGCGTGTGAGCTATCAGAGCGCACTTTGCAGACTCGAACAGCGCCGCGTCGAGTTGGATGATGCACACTTCAGTGGTAAAGCCGAGCTGACGAGCTTTAAGGATGATGTTGCGGGTGTGGATCCCCTCGAAGTATTCCCGCTGTTCAGGTGTCATCCTGAACCGCATTGGCTTTCCTTCTTTATCGGTGATCCAGTACAGATTGTTCAGTCGCCAGTCTTTATCCGACAGCAGCTTGAGGTGCTCAGGATTCATTACTCCCCCTGAGACAATGAATCCATCAGGTCAGATATTGAATCTACAATGTGTTCAGCTTTCACCTGCTCACGGAATGCCTGGACATCAATGTGCTTACCAATCAGTTCGAGGTTCTTCACCTTGTCAGGCCATTTAATCTTTTTGAGCAGCGCAGCAGTATTTCCCTCGGCTGACATCTCAACGACATCCAGTCCAGATAGCGTTGTCCTCCAGACCTTCGGCCACTGAGACACTGGCTTTAGTTCTCCGGTCGAGTTCAAGATGTCGAGCACGTCCATCTGGTCTATCTCAACGAGACGATTCAGGACGTATGTCGCATTTATGCCAACCAGATCATTGCGTTGCGCTTTAAGTTCGGCAATTCTGGATTGCACGTCAGGTTTTGACAGGTTTTCGGACGCGGTACGGTTTGCTGTCTTTGCGCTGTACCCCGCCCGAATAGCCGCTTGCGTGGCGTTTAAATCGATGAGGTACTCGCGACAGAACATTTCTTGCTTGTCGGTGAGTGCCATAATTTTCTCTGCTGATAAGGTAAATAAATGAATTCTGAAATTTTTGCATCAAAGTTCATGATGAACGAAGCAACTTGGCAACGACTTGAAAGGTTAGTAAACACTGAAGATGATATTGGTTTGGTTTTAAGAGCGCACCTGATTACAGAAGCAATGATTGAGGCATTCTGTTGCGCAGCTGTAGATAACCAAAATCTCTTTGATGGTTTTGGTGAAAACTTAACCATTACCTATGCCGCAAAAGTTCAGCTAGCTGCAAATCTCGGCCTAAATGAACACTCTGTCGCAGAACTTAAGCGTCTAAACAGAATATGAAATATTCGTTCTTATCAAATAGACAACCCGGAAATAACTGACGCAGAAATTGAATCATTACGAGCATTTATTTCCCGCGGTGGTCAGGAAGATCTTGTTAACTCAGCAAGATTCGGAATAAGAGTTGGGGACATTGACCTGAATCTTAATCGTCCAGAGGCTAATAATCGTGAAAAACTCATAGCTATTCTTGGCGGCATAATCCTTAGACTAACTAGACAGGTTGCTGGACAATAAAGCTCATCGCCTGAACTAAGTCATTGTTTGGGCGCATCAGCATTCACCAAAAATTAAATCACTTATCATGCTTCATCCTTCAATTCTGGCGTGAACTCCACTCGCTTTACATCTGCAGGAGCGAAATACAGCCACTGTCCCGTCTCTGTTGCCAGCGGCACAAAGCCGTTAACCAGCTCAGGCTGGCTACGAGTCATCTTGCCTCTGAAGGTTTCGCCTGTTTGGGTGGTCAGGGTGATTTGGTAGATGTCGGACATTGAGAGCCTCTTTATCCGCTTGTAAGGATATTTGGTTGATTATCCGCTTTAGGGGATAATGTCATTACGATGGGTCTGCTCATGGTGATGACAATAAAAAAGGCCGCCGCAGCGACCTTGTTTCTCAATCTGATAGTTACATTGTTGCCATTTTAATGGCGGCGCGGAAAACTTCATGCAGAATAACCTGCTCGTCTTCATCTGATGCCACCTCGATTTGATAGTCTTTCCCATCCCACTCCCAGCGGAAGCTAATGCAATCATCCCCGGTGGTAACCTCCGACTTTGCAGACTCATTAGCCCATTCGGCAATGTCGAGAATGTCATAGCGACGAGCACTGTGTTTAACTGACATAGTTAATACCCATATAAAAAAGTGAGTTTTTTATATGGGGGATTATCTCTAAAAAACAACGGTTGCCAGTGCGGGTGCCCAAATAAAAACCAAGTCTGCTACAGACTGAAAATTTTCTACGTTTAAAGTCCAGAGGAGAGACTGTGTCAGAACCTCAGGGATGAGGCTCTATTTGCAATAAAAGCTGCTCTCAGGCGACTCTTAATTTAAAAGATGTCAAGTACTTACCATTCCCCCTTTAAGGGAAAAACCAGAAGGCAAGGCAACTAAGGGCGATGATGAGCGAAATGAAGCTGATAGTAGAACATGTCACAGCAATGAAGCCTGCTCTTCCTAGCATGTACTTTACAACATCTTCTGGAAGGGGTTTCCCTATTGCCTCACGGGATTCAATCACAGCCTTAGCTTTGTTAATTTTTCGGTTGGCAAATACATGACACAGGTATCCAAATAAGAGACAAACAATCAGGAAAACTACAAAGCCCGTTAAGCTATCCATAATTAAATTCCAGGGGTTTGGTTAGAGTTATTTCTTGCACCAACTATAAAATAATGCCGCCTCTGGTGTAATGATAATAGACTAGCCCTACCTTTTTTGGTGGGTTATCTAACTGCCTAATATTTAGGATTGCGCCTCCAAATCACTTTAGGCACTGGTTGTTGATGTATTCCTGCAGAAACCGATCTGCTTCGTCACTGTGACGATTCGCTCTCTGAGGGTGAAATAATCCCGTTGAGCGGAGTCAGTAAGTCGGGGGCTGGACTCATCGCCCAGGCCGCCGGTGCTGGCCGTTCCGTTCGTGGAACATCTGGCGTTGAGCTGCAGCCGACGCTTGCCAGAAGCAACATCGCGCTCAAGCTGATCGATAGTAGCTTTAGCATCTCGCAGCTCTCCGGTGTATTTGGCAGCCAGTGCGGCCACATCACGCTGGCGCACCTTCATGTCATCGATGGTATTATTCGCAAGGCTGAGCTTCTCAGTTGCCTTGTCGCGCTGGTCTTTATAAGCGATGGCGTTATCGCGGTAGTGGTTCACAAGAAGTGCGAGCGCCACGATCATTCCAACAATGAACAGAGCAATGCCCGCCTTCCAGCTAAAGGTCATTTTTGCTCTCCGCCAGGCACATTGAGCGCTCCATCTCGCGTCGGTTCTGCAATCCCTTCCACTTCATACCGCCGGCATAAACCCAGCGGCGCATCTCTTCGCAGGCGCCGGCTTGGTCGCCCTTGTTCAGTTTGCGAAGCAGAGTTGACTTGGAAAAGGCATCAGAACCTACGTTGAACACGAAGCTGTAAAGTGCTGCACGCTGATATTCACCGATAGGTGCTTTAACAAGGGTATCGACTGTCTTTTTGGCTGGCTGCAAATCTTTCAGGAGCAGGTTGTCACACTCTTTATCGGTGTAGCGCTTGCCAATGACTATATCTCGCCCGGTATGTCCATCGCAGACAGTCCATACCCCTGCTACATCCTTATAGGCCTCGTAACGGCGCCCTTCTACTCCATCCTGCCCACCGAGGAAGATGGTCGCGATAAGTGCAGCACCACCGCCAGCGGCAGCAATCAGTTTGTTTCTCAGGCTGCGTGGAATTGCCATGCTAATCGTCTCCAACCTTAACAGTAGGCCCGTACCTTTCCAGTGAACGGATCTGAGCGTTGGTCAGCTTCCGCTTAAAGTAGAGGTTGATGAATAACGTCAGCAGCGCAACGACAATACCTGCAATAACTCCTACTGCACTCCACTCGTCTGGGCTTAGCCGGTTCAGAAGGCCATTAGCTACCGATCCGGCTGATGCGCCATATGCAGCGCCCGAAGCTAATTTGCTCATATTGTGCATATCTCTCTCCTCGCGATAATTGCGGGAGCTGTGTGTTGTAGGGATTAGGCCGTCAGACACGATAGCTACGGGGCATCTGGTTTTGATTGTCTGCGGCCTGAAATAAAAAAGCTCGTGAGCAGCGAGCAATGTGAGGGTTTAGCAATGTCGGCTCTTCGGCCTAAGGGTCCCAGGTAGGGGATTTAGTTCGCCCGGCTGGATTCGAACCAGCGATCATCCAATTATGAGTTGGGTGCTTTACCACTTAGCTACAGGCAAATAAAAAGCCCAAGGCGTTAACCTCGGGCTTGAATTCTTTTTGTCGACAACTGAAGCTATGGCGACGATATCAGACTTACATGAAATGTATGCTATTTAATTGACTTTTGCAATACCCTGCTGCGAAAAAGTCGCCTTTTGTTGTGATCGTGTTCTCACGGTCCGCAAAAGAGACTCGCTATCAAGCTCTTTGAATATGGAGCACATAGCGCGCCAGTAGTCCGCATAGTTATGGCTCCAGTTATCTGACTTAACGCCACACAGAGCGGCCAGGTCCTGCTGCTGATAAACATCACGCCCTGCAAGTTCTGCTTTCACGTCCTGCGCCGCCAGCCATATCAATTTCTTCAGGCGCTCCATCGTCTTGCCGGCCACCTTTTTCGCGCCGAGCTGCTCCCGGAACTCTCCCCAAGCCCACTGGGTGATCGCAACCTGATATTCAAAGCGAATATTCTCGCTGTAGTTCCAGAGTAGCCAGGCCTTCTGGTGCTCTTCGATTGACATAAGGGCGCGGCGCCATGACGCGGTGCAGAACTCAACGTGATTGACCAATGGGATGTGTGACCCTTTTGCTCGTGACTGGCTGCCATTCATTGCGGGGCCATCAGGGTTAACCATACGGCCGGTAACCGGGTCGGCAATTTTCTTACGGCCTCGGCTGCGAGAAGTAGCCTCAAACATCGCGTTCTCTGCGAAGGGTACCAGTTGTCCCTTTGTCGCCCCGCTCAGGTCTGCGGTTGCCACAATGAGCTGCTCACGCACGTACTGCAGGTATTGCGTATTCATCATGCGGCTTCCTTCTGTTGCTGGTTGGTCTGAGTCTGGCTGTGCTTTGCTATGGGTGGCAGGTTGGCGCGCTTAACGCTTTCTGCCTGGTATCTGGCTATCTGTTCGCGGTTCACTCAGGCTTCTCCAGCGCATAAATCCTCAAGTCTTCGATGCCCGTCTGTTTATGCTCAAGATTCCCCACTCGATTTGTGAAAAACATTCCCTTGGGCAGATATGTGCGTTCAAATACGCCGTGCCAGGCCCCATACTCTGTTTCCTCTCCATCACTGTATTTAACAGGGCCGCATGCGCTGCATAGCTTCATACCCTTCCGCTCAGGTGCGTATGACCAGTCGAAGTACTCAGTAAAAATCCCATTGAATCCCTGGGAGGAAAGAGCTGTGTTCTCGCAGCAACCACAATTCTCACATTGAAATAAACTCATGCTGCCTCCTGCTGTTTCAGTGCCTTGAGCTTGGCGCGGTACTCATCGCGGATCCGGATGAAGTCTTCACGGCGGTAGTTGGTCATTTCGTGGGGCCCGTTGAGCCAGTCGACATACTCCTGCCCATACCGAGCTACCAAGCCAGCTTCGTATTGCTGAGCGACAGTTGCCTCTTTAGCGGTGTACTTCCCGGCGCCGGCATTACACGATTTGCATTGTTTATGGGCGTTGCGCTCTTCGAAGCGTAATTCCGGATTGGCGCCTACCGTCTTGAAATGTCCGCAGTCCCACTGGCCACCGTGCAGATCGGGTGGATTGGTCTCGCCGCAACTGATGCAGGGCAGATCGAAATCCCTGGCGCGTATGAAAGCATTAAATGCTTGTTGAGCCTGGGCTTTGTAGTAACCGGTAGGTCTGAGTTCAGCGAGCCTTGCCTTGCGACGTTTGCGACCTTCCTTCTCGGCTTCCTTCTGCTCCCTGATGCGCTTGGCTGCCTCTTTAACCTTCTGCTTAGCTCGAAGCTCGAGTGCGTAAATAGACCCATGCTCAGGACAGCACCACCATACGTTGGCGAATGTGGCAGTGAACTTCTCTTTGCATACCTTGCATGTGCGACGGGTTGGTTTACGCATGACCTCTCCTTGCTGCAAGGCGCAGCCATTTCTGATCGACGAGACGAGCGGTGTAGCCCTTGAGGGTTGGAATTTCTGAAGGTGCTGGAGCCACTTTGCGCTTAGCTCTGACCCTGAAGATGTGATTTCTCATTACGCGAGCGAGAGGGCTAGCCATTGTTGCTACCCCGCTGCTTAGCCCACTCGATTTCGATGCGTGATTTTTCGCTAAATTTGACGTTCTGTTGAGTGCCGAACCAGTAGATAGCCTCGATGACTTCAACCATCTGCCGCACAGTCATCTTGCTGGTACGCTGGCCGAACATCACAATGCCGCCGTCGATACCAGGCGCCATACGCTGCTCTTGCTTCTTGGCCTTGGCGACCATTGCAGTGATGAGGTCCTTCCAGTCATCGGAATCGTATTTATTGCCATGCCAGAGAACTTGGTCCGAGAGGTCTTTCAGAAGGCTTCTGAACAGAGAGAAATGACCGAACTTTTTGTTCTCCATTCTGTTGCTCCTGAAGGCTCCCGGCTCATGTGCTGGGAAGTTGAATACTCTGGCTGAATTTGCCATAATTTCTCCCGTTACTTGGCGTAACACAGTGTTTAGAAGGCCTTTGAAGTTGCCGCTTCAAGGGCTTTTTCTTTTCTGAGGCTTCTCACATCACCCCCAACATTGAAGTGACCATCGTCATCAGTGGACCCATCTGCTCCGGCATGAGCCTGAACATTGATGCGATACCCTCGCTGACCTCTTTCAGCTTCTGATGCTCTGGCGCGTCCAGCATGATTGCTTGCTTGGCTTCAGCTACCTCTTTCTCAGCTTCGGCTAAGCGCGTCATCTTGCAGTCGGCGCCGATAAGCTTCGTTCTGTACTCGACCGGCAGAACGGCCATGATTGCTGGAGTAAGCTGGCGAACGTTCTCGCGATATCCTTCTGAGTCGAAGCGGTTATCCAGGAAACGGAACAGCTTCTGACGGGCCCGGCTGATGTCTTCCGGGAACCTGATGGCTGTCCCGCCCTGCTCCCGGTACTCATTTATGATCAGCGCCGATACCACATCCTGATTGTCGATAGCGGCTGCCCACCCGCGAACCGCATCACGAATCTGAGCGTGCTCTGGCGCCGGTTTGGGTTGAGCGCGGTTTATCACCACGCCCGGTATAATTCCTGTACTCTGTTGATACGTAAGTGATTGCATTTGCATTCCCTTAATAAATAGATTTCGGTTGGCTGATAACTCAGCCAGTTAAATTGGGTTCCAGATTGTTAAAGAGCGGTGCTGCTTAGTGTGCTTTCGCGTCGTTGTCACCGAACAAAAGCCATTCTGGGTCGCACTTAAGCGCACGAGCCAGCTCAACCAAATAACGAGGACGCTTAGTAGTCCCTGCCTCGATGGCCTGAAGAGACTGCTGTTTCATTCCCGCCAGACAGGCCAACTGGGATTGAGACAAGTTCATCTCTTCACGTTTTTGCTTGAGGCGCTGAGAAATTGTTTCCATATCACCTCCAACAGCTTTACCTGTATTCTGTGACAGTTATTTCTGTTTGTCAATTACAGTTTTAACTGTGACTATTGATTGAGGTGAAACAGGGATTCTTCTGCCGGGACGCAGGCCATGAAACACAAACAAAATAATGATGCAGAGGAAGCCGTGAGCCTTGCTGACCGCGTAAAACAAAAAAGACTTGAGCTGGGACTTACTCAGACAGAGGCAGCCGAGAAGGCTGGTATCCGTCAGCAGTCATGGCAGAGTATTGAGGATGGGAAAACCCTTAAGCCGCGCAATATAATTGGCATAGCCAAGGCGCTGCGCTGTGACGCCGACTGGTTAATGAATGGCGGCGCGTTTATGGCGATTGCCGAAGTGAACAGCAGGAGAGTTCCTTTGATAAGTTACGTGCAGGCGGGAGCGCTTGCTGATAAAAGCCCTATAGAGGCTTTCGATGGTAGTCTTGAGTACATCCTGACAGATCATGATTTGTCGGAGCACAGCTTTGCCCTCCGTATTGAGGGTGACTCGATGGAGCCTGACTTCAAAGCCGGTGACGTAATCATCGTTGATCCGGAAGTTGAGCCTGTTCCTGGTGAGTTCGTGGTGGCCAAGAACGGCGGTGACCAGGCCACTTTCAAGAAGTACCGTCCTACGTTTACTGACGAAATGGGATGCCAGCACTTCGAGCTGGTACCGCTGAATGACGACTACCCAGTAATCAATAGCTCTCTCCAGCCGCTGGTGATCATCGGCGTAATGATTGAACACCGGATCTACCGCCGCAAGCGATAACCCCTCTCTACTACCCTCAAAATGAACCGGCCTGTGCCGGTTTTTTTTCGCCCTTACAAAATTAAATCATCCGAAATTACAGATACATATGTTTATAACGACAATAAATACAGCCTTGTCTGTTGACGATAATACAGTTTTATCTGTATATTTAACCCATCGAGACAACACACATCGACAGCTGAGCGAAGTTAGCCAGCGCCAGACATGAGTCAGGCTGCTATTTAACAACGAGACAGATTTACAGCGTCAATGACCTGTTATGACCCCTACACGAAAACGTGCTGTATCACCGGGTGCGATCCGGTCGGTGAGAGAGTATCCCCGCGCGAGAGCGAGAACGGCGTGAGAACGGGCAACACTGGCAGGTAATTGGCGCTGACCAATACAGGGGATGTTTTGGGATGTGGTGAAGGGTTCATGGACGGGAATATGTCGCACGTAAAGCGGCGAGGCCCGAGGAACTAATGCCGAAGATAAGTAGGCCGAATCGGGTCGAAATGGGTCTCCCACCAACCACATCGCCAAAGCATTTCTCCCGCATCAGCGGGTAACTACAGAGGGTAAGGCGATGGCAAAAGTCGTTCTAGTCTGGAATCCACAGAAGACAGAGTGTGTCGGTTTTTTAGAGCGAGAACCTGATGGTTCCACTTGGAATTGTGGATCAGATGGTGACGCGGAGCATGCGGCAGGCGGTATGAGATGGAATCCAGTTTCCACTCTCGCCGATAGCTTCAGGGAGCAATACGAAGACGTTGATGACGAATGTTTCATGCAGACCATTGAAGTTGATCAGTCATTAGCCGACGCGGTTGAAAGAGAAGAAGACGATTAACCCGCTCCGGCGGGTTTTTTAATGCCTCATACCTCAGTCGCTTCACCGAGGCGGCTTAGTTATGAACCGGCGGCCATCCACCGCTACCCAAATTTTGGCGCCTATATGCGTTGAAGTCTTGTATTAACCGTTCAGCGGCCCGGCTTAAGGGCGGAGATGATTATGAGCAAACAAGAAATCGAATCAGCATTCCCTACCGAGGAAGGTAATTACGAAAAGGTGTGGTCATCGCCTGGCATGACGCTCCGTGATTACTTCGCTGCAAAAGCAATGCAGGCCATAGTTGATGTTGGCCATAGCCCGGACCTTTTCGCTAACCACGCCTATAAGATTGCCGACGCTATGCTGCGCGCCCGGGAGGCCTCATGACAGTCACCCACAACGGCAAGCAGTACACCGCCAAAAAACTCAACGATAACGAGTGGCAGCTGAATGCAGTATCGGCACCGCGGGAAAGGCTCACGCTTAACCGCTGGCAGATGCACGTAGCCTGCTTACTTCAGCAGGTGGAGGGCAAGCAATGATTCATCACTACGGATACTTTGAGGTTAATCGCGGCGCTGTTCAGCCGGGCATGCTGGTAAAGCACAAAGACGGCATGTGGACAGCATCAGCAAATAAGCGCGGAAAGCTCTACCTCCACCGCGGCTGTGAGCGCACCTTCACCAGAGAGTTGCTTGTTGAGGTGTATCTCGACGGGCGCGGCGGCGGACTGAGTCATTAGCACATTATTTGTTGGGGCCGTGAGGTGCGAGCTTAAATTCAAGGTGATATAGCTTGCCATCAGGCGCCTGAAAATCGACTTCAAACGAATCAGGTGGGTTGAACGGATCTGGCGCGTTTTTAGCGATGCACGTCGAACGCCATGCAATATGACCATTCTTGCCCAGACCAAGAGAACGAGACTTCCACCAGTCATACCATGACTGATCGTTTGGTTGATCACTTCCCTTTTCTCTCACAAACCAGTGATTACTCTTCGATCTTCTTCCCATCTCATCGGTTGGGTACATCGGAGTAGGTAATTTTTTATCAATCAGCATTTGGTCACCTTAGTTGTTGCCGCTGCGCTAATCACATTCTGCGCTGGCTTGCTGATTAATCAAGTTTTCTTAATTTAATGGCCAGGCTGGCTATACGCGGCCGGGATCTGGACAACTAAATTTCAGGAGTTCAGCAATGAACGCTTATTACGCTCAAGACCGCATTGAGGCGCAGCGAGACTTTGCGCATCAGGCGGCAATTCAGCGCGAACAGTGGATTGATAACCGGGCCAAAGAGCTGATCGCCATGTTCCCGAAAAAGCCGCTTCATATGAGTAGCCTGTTTCTTCCTGAAGAAGCTCAACTAGCGTTGGTGGGAGATAAGGCTGAAGAGGCCTACAACGATTACATCTCAAACCTTTGTTACTTACGCGCTGAAGAGGAATGGGAGCGGCAGGCGCCCTGCCCCTTCTAAGGAGAATTTATGAGCTTAACCCTTGTTGATTTCGTCAAACAGCAGGAGCCGCTTTTCATTAAGGCGGCCACTGACGAGCGGATGGTGTGGGCTAAGGAAAGCCAGTTTGCCATCCAACTATTTCAGAACAACGACTACATCGCCAAAGTTGCATTCCAGAACCAGACCAGCACACAGAACGCGATCATCAACGTTGCGGCTATCGGTATCTCGCTCAATCCAGCTCAGAAGCTGGCTTATCTGGTACCGCGTAAAGGGGCCATCTGCCTCGATATTAGCTACATGGGCCTGATGCACATTGCGCAGCAGTCTGGCGCTATTAAATGGTGCCAGTCAGCCATAGTACGCAAAAACGACCAGTTCCGCCGCGAGGGGCTCGATAAGCCTCCGGTCCATATCTACAACGACTTCGATACCGAAGAGCAGCGCGGTGAAATTGTTGGCGGTTACGTTACCGTCAAAACGGATGATGGAGACTACCTGACACATACGATGCGCATCGACGCTATCTTTGCGATACGAGACCGTTCGGAGGCATGGAAGAAGTACAAACAGGACAGCAGCAAAAAATGTCCGTGGGTGACAGATGAGGAGCAGATGATCCTCAAGACGGTCGTGAAGCAGGCTGCCAAATACTGGCCGCGCCGCGAACGTCTGGATGCCGCCATTGACCACGTGAACACAGAGGGTGAGGAAGGAATTAATTTCTCCAATGAACGGCAGCCTGAGCGAGACGTAACCCCTGCTGACGAGGCCATCACCAAAGAGATTAACGACGTCCTCATCTCGATGAACAAAACATGGGATGACGACCTGCTTCCGCTTTGCTCCAAGATTTTCCGTCGCGATATCCGTGAAGCAAGCGAGCTCACTCAGGTCGAAGCGGTTAAAGCTCTCGGCTTCCTAAAACAAAAGGCGGCCGCATGACACCAGAAATCATACTGGATCGAACCGGCATCGACGTAACCACTATCCAACAGGGCGATGAGGCGTGGCACCGGCTGCGCCTCGGTGTCATTACTGCCTCAGAAGTACACAACGTCATTTCCAAGCCAAGATCTGGAAAGAAGTGGACAGACATGAAGATGTCCTACTTCCACACTCTGCTCGCCGAGGTATGCACCGGCGTATCGCCAGAGGTTAACGCCAAGGCGCTGGCCTGGGGCAAGCAGTACGAGGAAGACGCTCGCTCCCTTTTCGAGTTCACCACTGACGTCAAAGTTACGGAGTCTCCAATCCTGTTCCGTGACGAGAGCATGCGCACGGCGTGCTCCCCTGACGGCCTATACAGCAACGGTTTCGGCCTTGAACTGAAGTGCCCGTTTACCTCTCGCGATTTCATGAAGTTCCGCCTCGGCGGTTTCGAGGCTATCAAATCTGCCTATATGGCTCAGGTGCAATACAGCATGTGGGTGACTGGTAAAGATGCCTGGTTCTTTGCGAACTACGACCCGCGCATGAAGCGAGAAGGCATTCATCACGTCGTTGTTGAGCGTGGTCCGCAGTACATATCTGACTTCAACGAAATGGTGCCGGAATTCATTGAGAAGATGGACGATGCGCTGGCTGAGATTGCCTTCACGTTTGGGGAGCAGTGGAAATGAAGCATTCACACGACAACATCCGGGTGGGAAGCGTCACGCTTGTCTACTCAGTAATGCAAAGAGGCTGGGTATATCCCGGCCTTCCTCCTGTTAAGAATCCCTTAAAAGCTCAGAGACTGGCTGAAGAGTTAAACAAGAGACGGGAGGCAGCATGACAGCACAAATCATCAGGTCGCTAATGCGGCCTTTTTTATTGCTGGCGTTCACCTTCAACCTAATTAACCGACAGCTCCGGGAGCAGTGGCTATGAGCAAACAAATAGAAAAAGTTGTGATGATGGATTCCCCAGAGGCAGCGAGTATTCAAACATTAACTGGCTGGGTTGACCGACAGGGGCGTTACTGGGGCAAGGATGAGCATCAGGCTAGATGGTGTGGCGCAATGCAAAAACAAACCAGAAGAGCACCCTATTCATAGCACCCACGGTTATTGCGAAGAATGTCACCGTGAAAACCGCCAGGCTAAGTTCGCCACATTTGAACGTGCGGTATGGGCTGGAGAACCATTGGTTATCTTCGATGGCGACCAGTATTTCTTTGATATTGATTCACTGGCTGATTACTGCCTGGAAAACTTAGTTCTGCCAAGCGAGTTACAGCTGATGATTTGCGTTCCAAACTACCCACCATATTTCGACGTTGAGCAGCATTGTGAAGAAATCATCCCTGATGGCGGCGATTGCTATTCCCTACCTCAAGCAGTGCTCGACGCCGCAGACGCCCTTAACAAGGCGATAAAAGAAAGCGAGCCTGTATCGTGGGCTGCTAGTGACCGTGTGGCTATTGTTTCTGACGACATCCTTGATGATGAGCAGAAGGCCGAAATAATCGCAGAGCGTGCCGCATGACTGGTGAAATCATCGACCAAGCCAACGACCTTGCTCAGCAGCGTATCGAAATGGCTATTGCCGCTGACCGCATCGACCGCAACGCCGTATCAGCTTAGCATTGTGAAGAGTGCGGGGATCCGAATCCCGAGCCGCGGCGCGCAGCCGTTCACGGTTGCAAGACGTGTGCGGAGTGCCAAGAAAGGAGAGAGCGTAAACTTAAACACATTAAGTAAAAAAGTTATACTCGCAACAATCATTACTGACGGGCCAAAGGGGTTAAAATGAGTGAAGTGCTTTCACACTCCTCGCTAGATCTTATGGATATTTTGTCAAAAATCGTTGTACCTCTTCTTGCAGCTTCTTTCGCTGCGTTTTTTTCAGCAAGATTTGCTTTAAGTAAATTTTATAAAGAGAAGTGGTGGGAAAAAAGACTGGATGCCTTCACAGAAATAATCAATCTCGCCTATCGTCTCAAAATGGCTAATGATTATTTTCTCAACTGTGAATACGCAAAGAGGGGTATTGATGAGGAAGATTTCAAGCCACATCCCAAGGGTATAGAGGCTCAGCTATCTTCTGAGTATTGGATTGACCAACAGAATCTTGAAAGGATGGCGCAGTTAGCTGATTTTACTCTAACCGCTAATACTAGAACCATATTAGAGGATTATGTGGCTGCAAGAAAAAAGATCGTACAGGACTGGAATGATGAGGCTATAGATAGCCTTGAAGGTTCTGAACGTGATTATGCTCTCTCCAAGCAGCTACTCGAAAATCTTGTCGCTGAAGCAAAAAAAGAATTAAAAATCAAATCGTAATACATTACTCATCATTACGTATTATACAAACCCCGCTGAGTGCGGGATTTTTAATGAGTTCGAATTGCTGCACGCTATGCGAACGGCATGAGGAGGTTAAACTATCATCCCGAAATGCTTCATCGCTTGCTCGATATAGAGTACGAACTTATCAGGGCATTCATACACCCTTGATTCAGGAGAAATGCGGTTCGGCGCCTGTTTCATCTGGAAACCATGTATGTGCTTAACATGAGCGATGTGACATGTTTTAACAGTGACTCCGTTCTTTGCTTTTACGTATTCCTGTATCTGCTTATAAGTTGCCATAAATCCCTCCTTTTCAATACGACGCAATATAACCCACCGGTACCGCAACTGACAGCCAGTTATGAGCTGGCTATTGGGTGCGGATGCACTGCCTCGTAAATCCCTTGATGTTATTGCCGCCTACGGGCGGCTTCTTTTTGCCTGGAGATAACCATGAGCGACATTATTCAGCTGACGCCCAACAAGTGGGTGACAGAGCAAAACCTTATTGCTGTAACCGGGTTAAGGCCTGGCACAATCGAGCGTGCACGGAGAGAATCCTGGTTCGCCGGCCGTGAGTATATGCACGTTTCACCGGACGGAAATCCAAAGCCAAACAGTGAGTGCATGTACAACACAGAGGCTATCAATCAGTGGATTGAGCAGCAGGCATCGAAGCAGCCAGGTGCTCAATCATGATTAACGCGGTATTCTTATTAGGCTCTTGGGCGTCAGGAGGGATTAATGGCTAAGTCAGCATACCCAACAGGCGTTGAGAACCACGGAGGCACTCTCCGTATATGGTTCATCTATAAAGGCGTCAGGGTGAGGGAAAGCCTTGGCGTCCCTGATACAACAAAAAACCGGAAGGTGGCAGGCGAATTGCGCGCATCTGTCTGCTTTTTAATTAAGACGGGGAGTTTTAATTACGCTTCTCAGTTCCCTGACTATCCCAATTTGAAGAAGTTTGGCGTGGAGAGCAAGGAGATAACCGTACTCGAGCTGGCAAGAAAGTGGCTTGAGCTTAAGAAGCTGGAGATTAGCACCAATGCGCTTGGTCGGTATCATTCGATCATCCGCAACATGCTACCGCGTATAGGCGAGAGCAGACTGGCATCATCAGTTAGCCAGGAAGACCTGCTGTTTATAAGGAAAGATTTGCTGACCGGCAACCAAATCCTGAAAAAGGGTCACAAGACACCGGTTAAAGGAAGGACTGTTCCGACAGTAAATAACTACATGGGCATCACGTCAGTGATGTTTCAGTTCGCTGCTGATAGCGGGTACATAAAGGCAAACCCTTTCTCCGGGATATCACCCCTGAAGAAATCGAGAACCGAGCCGGACCCGTTAACCAGAGATGAGTTCGTCAGGATGATTGATGCGTGTAAGCATCAGCAACTGAAAAACATGTGGTCGCTTGCGGTTTATACAGGAGTTCGCCATGGAGAGCTTGTTGCACTAGCCTGGGAGGATATTGACCTCAAGGCTGGTACGATGATCATCCGGCGTAACCATACGTTAACGAAGGAATTCACCCTTCCGAAAACAAATGCCGGAACTGACCGGGTCATAAACCTTATTCAGCCTGCAATTAATGTTCTGAAAAACCAGGCAGAATTGACGCGGCTTGGTAAGCAGTACGAGATTGAGGTTAAGTTGCGCGAGTACGGCAGATCTGAAAAGCATCCATGCACTTTCGTTTTCAACCCACAGATAGTTACGCGTTATGGCCGGGCAGGACATTATTACGCAGTGGGTTCTGTAAATCAGATCTGGGAGAGTGCAATGCGGCGCGCCGGGATTCGCTACCGCAAAGCATATCAGTCTCGCCATACTTACGCATGCTGGTCTTTAACTGCCGGTGCTAACCCAAACTTTATAGCCAAGCAAATGGGTCACTCAGATGCTCAGATGGTTTATCGCGTTTACGGATCCTGGATGGCCGAAAACAACCAAGACCAAGTGATCATTCTGAACCAAAAATTATCCGACTTTGCCCCATCAGTGCCCCACGCAATAGGATCTGATGTTAAAACCGGATAG